GCGTGACAATGCCAATGTTGCCTATTGGAAATGCACAAAGTGCAACACAAACCACGAAGAGGAGACGGATTAATGAGAGAGTTTAAGATAACCTATGCCTTAACTGGCACAAGGATAGTGAATGTTTTCATATCAGATGAGCATAAACTGCCAGAGAACTGGTCAGACCTTCCAATGTGGGCACAAGATGAGTGGCTATACGCCAGAGACCACGTAAAGGTAGACGAATCAGAAGACATTGATTACGGGAAAGCGGTCAATATCAGAGAAGTATCTCACCTACAGTTGTCTCAATGAGGATAGCGGAGGTACTCAATGTTCCCCCAATGTGGCATAACGAGGCACTCTGTGCCAATGAAGACCCGAACCTATGGTGGTATGAGAACAGCGTAGGAACAAAGATACAAGACGATGAAGCATACAAAGCAAGCCTTGCTCTCAGAATCTGTAACCAATGTCCAGTAAGGAGCCAATGTTTAGAAGAAGGAATGAGGAAAGAAAACTTACTGGCTGGTAGTATTTGGGGTGGAATGATGGCTAGTGAGCGAGCATTACTACTCGGAAAGGCAGATGTCCCTGATAAGAAACGTCTAATCCAAGGAGAAAGATTATTACGAATCAAAGCAAGAGGATATTTAGCAGGAAAACGTGCATATTCATAGAGCGAGGCTTGCTAGTGGGGGCATTGGTGACTGCGTTAGTGGTCATCTCTGCTTCCCCAGTAGGCAATCAAATCATTCACATAAAGCGACATCACAAACCACAAGAACACGCCACTATGGAGCAGAAGAAGGAGAACAAAGTCTTAGCAAAGCGGTACGCTTGGGCTGGGTGGGGTTGGAAGGGGCAAGAGTGGAAATGTGCGTATAAAATATTTGATACGGAAAGTCGTTTCGATAATTTCGCCAAGAACCAATCAGGTTCAACGGCTTTTGGGATTGCTCAACATCTTAACGAGCACAGCACGGACCCGACAATCCAACTCTTACACGCATACAAGTACATCGCTAAGCGATACCGAACACCTTGCAGAGCGTGGTCATTCCACCAACGACATTACTACTTTTGATTTTCGTGGGTCACCTACCTTTGCGTGCATATGTGGGTGCAGAATGTTCAACATCACCGTCATATGGGACGAGGAAACAAGGGCAGTTGGGTGGTATGATTTGAAACAAGAGTGCAAAGACTGCGGTATTATTACTACTGCTCCAACCGAGATAGACGGGTGTGATTAATGTATAAAGAAATCAAAGTACTTAACTTGTGGGTCACTTGGGGATTCTCGTTCAAAAGAATTGCTTTAGGATTTCAATTAGATACCTATCATTTTGATATAGATTTTCTTTTCTTTTGGATAGGTATAGAATTCTAAATGCCAACATACGAGTATAGGTGCAACAAATGTATGAGCCACCAGATTCTCAGACGAGATGTAGATAAGCGAGACGATGAAGTTACCTGCCCTTGTGGGCATACATCAGATAGAATTTACAACACTCCAGCCATACGATTCAATGGTAGTGGATTCTATTCAACGGGTGGCTGAGTATCGTCTTCATCTCGGAATGGTTTAAACCCACCGATACGGTTGATAAGTTTACGGATAGCACGCTTGTGTCTCATACGTGCAGTATCCTCAGAACCGAGCAACAATTCTTTAGCAATTTCTGGGAAATCCATTGACTCCGCATAGCGTAAGAACAGTAACTTTCTATCATCATTGTGTAGTTTCCAAAAAGCAAAGTCAACTTCAATCATCATCGCCATCATATTGCCACCCTCATTAGGAGCAGAGGGGCGACCAGTTCTACCAAGATTCAATTTATGAGTGACACCAAACTCACCTCGTAGTACTGGAGGGAGCAAGGCTTCGACCATATCTGCTTCGTAATAAAACAAATCACTTGTCTCATAGCCACCAGACTTAGCCTTCCAATGCTGGCAATAATCTAAAGCCTGATTGCGTAGGCTACGATAGATAAGATTTTTTGCGTCCTTGTGTCCGATTGCTTCCCACGTATCAAGTTTAACTGGGTGTTCGAGGAACCATTGATAAAGTGATTGCCTGATATCTTCTATGTCTACGTCTTCAAACTTCTTGCGATACTCATTGGCAACGCTATCAACTATGTGTTGCCAAGGTTCAATGCGCTCCCATTCAAGCATCATTGTGTTTTCCTTGTACGTGATAAGCAAAAATATTTAGAGCAACTTGGTCAAAAGGTTGCGTAGATTGCACAACCACAGTATCACAAAATACACATTTATAATCGGTCATTTTATCTTAGTACCTGCATTAACATTTAGGAATGTAACTGGCTTCATCACTTTGCTTTTGTTCTGGAACTCAGTAGTAACTGGTAACCACTTCTCTTCCCATACTGGAGTAGGTATCACATCAAGACGGAAAGACCACACACCAGAGGGTGTATAGTTTATATAATAAGGGATAAGTTTATGCTCTTCCGCAGTAGAGATAAGGAAATCATATTTCTTTTTCTCAAGAAGCAAGGTATCGTAATGAGTATTTCTAGATTTGAGTTCGATGAACATACTAAACTTCTCAGTCACGCAATCGAATCCATCAAACTCATTGGGGGACGGAGTAAGGTCAGGAAAGTGCTCCTGTTTTAGCCATTCAAATAACTCTTGTTCTTTCATTCATTACCTTTAGATTGCATTATGAATCCCACTTTCCACGTAGAACGAGCAAGCCAATGACACCATAGTTAGCCATATCCTTAAATGAATCTTCCAATGGTTCGTGCAAGGCAGTACGTTTCTTGTCGTGCAAGTTATTAATCCGTGCAAGTTTGTCCCACATACGCACACGCAATCCATTAAGTGCACCACCTGGGGATTCAGATATATTTTTGGGACCATAATCGTAGTGTTTGCTGATAAGCAAGTCACCCAACTCTTTCATTGTTTCTCGGACGTTGGTTTCAAATTCAACATCGGGACCCTTATAGTTACTACCAACGATTCTGTTTCCTTGTGGACGCTTACTATCTTTAGCCCCAAGTCGGATAGGTAATTCAATATTTGCCATTCTTCTTCACTCCTCATCCTCATCAGTAATATCCTCTGCTAATAATTCTTGCAAGTCTCTATCGAAATCTTTGAAGGCTGACTTAACAACCATATCTTCAATCAACTCATCTATCAGCGAAGAACCCTGTTCAGAAGCAAACAAAGTTATGTACGTTGATTGAGTAATGAGTTTTACTTGTTCAGGATTTTCTGCATTTGCATAGAAGAATCTTAATAAAGAACCAAGCATTAACTTATGCCCGTTAGGTAGCAGGAAGTAAGGGTCGAAGTCTTCATCATCTTCGAGCATATGGTCAACTAAAGAGAACGAATTCTCAAATGTTATCCCACAATCGTGGCATACATTATGAGGAGGCTCGTCCTCTATACTCATTTAGAACCCAGCCTTCTCCTTAATGTAGTCAGCACCAAACTTAACATAGGCTGAGTTGACGTCTTCTCCATCTGGTAATTGTACTATAGTCACTGGCAATTCACGTGCAAGACTACGTGCAAATTCGACACCTGCCTGGTCACCATCGGCAAAGACAAAGACTCTTTCAAAATCTGCAAGCAATCTTGTGTAATGTTTCTTCCAACTGTTTGCCCCAGGTACACCAATGCAAGGTATGCCAACGCAAGAAGACAAGGTAATGGTGTCGAGTTCTCCCTCGCATACACCAATCCAATCGCCAGCACGTTCTACATCTATGACGTTATACATTCGAGTCTCTGCCCCAGTCATACCCATATACTTTGGCTCAACTGCTGGGTTAAGAGAGCGGAAACGTAGGTCAACAACCCCAGTTTTGGTAAGGTAAGGGATTGATAAGCGTCCGATAAAGGCTTCGTGCCCTACTTCAGCCCTCTCGACTACGCCTAATGACATTAACCGCGCTACCTCCAGAGGAATGCCCCTGTTTTTTAGGTAGACTTCCGCCAGAAAGATGCTTTCCGCGTACTTCATCGTGGCTTTGCCCAGTAATTCCTTCTGCGAAACGCTTTGCCTCACGTATATTTATCCCTTCCCGTTGCGAAACTAATTGGATACTGTTTCCTTGAACTCCACAGGCAAAACAGATAAAGATATTCTTGTCGAGATTGGCACTGCCCGACTGGTGTGTGTCAGAGTGGAACGGACAACGAAGGTTAACTTGCCCGTGAGAGGCTCGTAACTTCGCTCCGTAGTGCGTGAGTATGTCTTTGATACTTGGTAAGTCGTCACTTCGGGTCACCATATCCTGCCTCTCGTAGTAATTTTACTGCATCCTCTAATCTTAATACGCATACCCAGTCAGCAATAGATTTTTCTCCCTGTCCATTAAGCCTTAGCACCACAATACCCAACAGCCCATCTTTGATACGTTCTTTTATTTGCGAAATAGCAGACGCTGGATTGAAGCCTGTTCTAGCCTTGACTTCCCAATCAATACCGACAGTACCAGTGACGTCACTACCACTGCGACCAGCACCAGTACTTTCCGCATATGGGAATCCATTCTCTGCTAGATATTCTGCTAAAACCTTTTGGCTTCTGTAACCTCTATGCTTTCTAGATTGTGATGGCATCTAGGATGCGCTCTTATCCTTCTTTAATATTCTGATAGCCCACTCAAGTCCAGTGTTTACACCGTCAGTCCACTCATCTGTAACTGGAACCTTTGACTCATCAATCTTTCTGATGAATGCTTCTAACTGTATGTTGGATTCAAGTACAACTAACTGTCGAAGTTCTTGAGTCATATCATCTTCTTCTTCTCTAATCATTATCCACCGTTCTCTGGTATGTCGTCCATAAACATATACTCTGGATTAAACGCAAGCCAAGCAACAAGATTGGCATTTGCATCTGCTCTGCCATATCTGTTCTTTACTGGCGCTACTGCCATTGATGTTCCCACAACTCCAAGTGTACAGATAAGTGCTGGTAATTGTGCGACCTTGCCCTGTAATGCAGAACGTGGCTGACAAGGTGTACCCATAACAGCCTCAGATGTATGATGCAAGACGATAACCGCCGCGTTGGTTGACCTAGCAAGGTATTTAAGTTCCTTCATAATTGCTCGCATAGATGCGAACTCTTCACCACCATCAGTTGCCACATCCATTAGGTTGTCAACTATGATTGCAGTTGGGGGACATCCCCAAAGTTCCTCAAATGCTTGAACTTCTTCGTCTATATCTTGCAGGTTAGGGCTTGATTCAAATGACCAGACTATGTGGCTACCTTTAACAAGGGTTGCCTTAGTCCAGCCAATGTCATTAAGTAATTTTAACTCGACATCACCCTGACTCTTACCAGATATCATAGAAGCAAGACGCATAGACATCGTATGTGCATTAGTATCTGCAGAAATATATAAGGTTGGAACCTTCATCTTGAGTGCAAGTGCCAAAGCAAAGGTTGATTTACCGACTCCAGGTGTGCCAGCAAACATAGACACTTCTGCTCTGCGTAAAATAATCTTGTTGTTTTCTAAAGCCTTGAACACAGAGGGCAATGGTTCTCCACCAATGTCTGCTCTTCCTATACTTCTTGCTAAAGTTCTCATTGCGCTCCCGTCTTAAAAGATACGAGAGTCTTCGATTATATCATCCCCATAGTAATCAAAGACTCCCGTACCTGACCTAATTTATTTCTAGTTGACTGGTTTGCATTGTGTTGCTCCCATTGGTTCTGGGCAACTCCAAAATGCGTAAGGCTGATTTGTCTTCTTGCTGATTCCCGACTTGTGAACCCTCGCGCCGTGAATGCAGGTAGGAGATTGAAGACTTTGCTGGGTTGTTATGAAGGGTTGAGAAGGAACTGTGCTTGGAGTTGAATCTACTGTCCCCAAAGGGGCTAGATTATAAGCACCAGTTATCATTCTTGCGGTTGCAGCGATTTGTGCAGAGAAGTCTGAAATTCCCTCAAGCAATACGCTGAGTTCATCTGATGTATTGGCACGGATATTAATCATATCTGAGTTAGTGTTTTGTGAACTACGAATGGATACTTGAAGTTTCCAATCTTCTGTTGACATTTATTTATCCTTTGCTTTGAATGTGCAATGTTCTGTGAGTCCACAGAAGTTGCAACTTGATAGGTTAGGTAGAAATATACCAGACTTGCGTGCCTTGTCGAAGTTAGACACGAAATATTCCAGAGTATCCAACGTGTACCTACTTAGGTCAATCATTTCCCCTGTCCCAGAGGTGCGTGACATCCAGTAATTGCCCTGATTAATCTCGACCCCAAGCATTAACTCGATTCCCACTTTATAGAAACCAAGTTGAAGGTCAGATGTCGGGCGTGCCTTAGATGTCTTGAGGTCAACGATAACTAACTTACCGTCCACTTCAAATATCCTGTCAATAACCATTTTCACTGGTACTCCAGCAATGACAGGATTCAGTTCCAACTCGATAGCCTTAGTACCCTGTTGGGTAGTCCAAAGTTTCCAACCTGGATTGTTCTTGCGCCATAGGATGTAGTTGTCTACCCATATGGAACCATTGTCATTCCACCATACCGAATCTTCTTTGTTCGGGTTGGCTATTGTTGCCCTACCTGCTACTCGTGCAGTTGTAAAATTTAATCCTTCTGTTTCTTTATGCCAAGCCTTATCCCAAAAAGCATTACCCATTTTCTATGTCCCACAATTCTGCTGCGTAGTGGAATGCACGTCCACCTGCTGACCAAACAGATGGTTCTTCTTCTAGTTTAAGAAGTCTGCCTAGGTAGTACTGCCACCCACAGGTGAGATAGGTAGTAAATGCAGAGTATGAAACGTGCTCTGGTAAATCATATGAATCTAATTTAATCACAACTTCTCCTGTCAGATTATTTTAGATAGTCCTCCTTCGGAGGACAGGAGGGTACTCGACAAAGGAGAACTATCTAAATCTATGTAGTTATAATCAGATTACCCTCGGCAATCTGATTTAGGAAATGCCCCCCTATCCCCCCATAAAAAAAATATGAGTAGGAAAGAGTTGCTATCCCTCGTGTAATCTTCATTGAGGTTTCGCCCCCACCTTTTCAGGTATCAGAATCGTAGCACAGATATTCAGAGTATGCAAAAGGTTTTAGAAATGACAAAAAGACCCACCAACCCAGTATCTCTACTAGGTCAATGGGTCTTCTGGTCTTAAAACAGCCTTTGAAGGCTTCTAAAGGGTATGTTTAGTTGGTTGAGCCAATGCCAAACTCTTTAGCCTTAGAATCTAGGGCTTTAAGGGCTGGACCTGCTACTGCAACCGCTGCTGCAACTGCTAGGTCTTTAGGGTCTGTCTTTCCTAGTGTAACTGCCGCTAAAACTGCGGCTACTGCTGCACGAAGATAAGATTTAAGAATTTCTAGGGCTTTTACTTTTGTCATTAATTGCTCCATTTCGGTCTTACCACAACTCGTACTGTGGAAGGTGCTCTATGTTTGATATATACTCCATCACCATTGGCTTGTGAGCCAGATTGGTTTCCTGCGGTATTACCCTCTACTGTATCTATCAAGTGGGTATGTACGTTATACCCAACTGCTATACCAGTATGGATTGACTTGCCTTCTTTGTTAAAGTCAAACAAAAGGATATCCCCTGTTTGAACATCTTTTACTGGAACAGTCATTTTGTTCTTCTTAGCCCAAGCCTCAAAGGACTCACATCCAGCATATCCCTTTGGGGATTGATTGATTAGGCTTACTAATCCAGCCTGGTTAAAAACCCAACTGACAAACATAGCACACCAAGGTTGTCCATCAAGTCCATACCAGTGACCATATTTGGTCTTATTGACTGGTACTTCCTTGACATTAAGTGCTGCTTCTTGCATTGCAATCTTTGCTACTTTTTCTTTATCCATACTTGCCATCCCTTGCTTACTAACTCAAACTCATCTTTATGAGTCTCGAGAAACTTATCAATTGCTGGCTTAGGGTTCTTATCGGTTCCATCTGGATGGTCCCACTCGTAGTCATCAAATGCCATAATGCCACCAGATTTGAGTAATCCCCAGGATAGGTCAGCATCGGATGCAACTGACTCTGGTAGGTGGTCGCCATCTATGTAGATGAAATCAAACCCACCCTCACGGTGTCCCTCTAGCCATTCTTTGCTGAATGACTTAAACTTGTGGACCTTCTTGATATGTCCCTTTATCTGCTCATCATAGGCAGATTCAACCTCAGACCATTCATAGATTGATTCGTGTTGTAGATTGCCACACCAAGGGTCAACATCTACAAGTACAGAAGTTGGGTCAGTAAGTATATTCTCTAGTAGCCAAGCAGATGCGTTGCCCGTGAAGACACCTATCTGGAGAAACTTGAGGTTTTTCTTTCCTTTGAAACCTTGTAGTTTGCTTTCAAAGTCTTGCATTGTATTGTTATCAAAGAACCATTTAGGGAACTTGTCTGCTATCACAGTTTCTCTACAATCAATTTGAATAAGTCGTCAACTCGTTCTTCTAATCTCTTAACTGAATCTTTAAGACTTGAGCCACCATTAAGTTTTAATTCAAATAGGTAATGCTTAACAAGCCATCGCACTGCACCAGCAAAACTTGTAATAATTGCTATTGCTGCTACAACAAGGGAAGCC